ATAATCGTATTCAAAGTTTTCCTTAGCAATTTCCAATGCTTCCTCTTCACTATCAGCTTCTACTGAATATCCTTTGTAGAAATCTGCATTTACTTGAACGTAGTATGATGACATAACTTTCCCCTTAATTAATTTAAATAGTGGAGAGCATATTGCTACACCCTCCGTTTGTTACATCAGATTAGAACGGAATAGGATTCTCGTCGTCTTCTTCAGGAACAGTAGTTGGTTTAGGTTGTTTTGGTGCAGTATTGGTCTCTTGCACTTCATTAAAATCAGAAGCTCCTTGTACCTCTAATCCAAACTCATCAGCAGCATTACCTCCACCTTTCTTGTACTCAATCATTTCAGTAACTAATACGTTCTTTAATCGAGAGAATGTACCAAAGTCGTTACTGTTCTCCTCAAAGGATACCTTACCTTTACTACCGTTAGCAGGAAGAACTGTTTGTGTTACATCAATAGCTGTCTTACCTTCTTGAAGTAATACTTTAGGTGTATACTGCTGAGGTAAAGGTGTTCCATCTTTGTAGTTAGCAGGCTTCTTAATTGTAATAATATACTGTTTCTTCTCATCAGGGAATACAGGATCAATCTTGTAAGTCTCTTTAAATTCAGAAGTCTTTACAACTTTAGCTGTTTGTTTAGGGAAGCGTTCATTCCATGAATCTGCTGTATCTTCATCTACTACGATACCAACCTTAAACTCTTTGTCTGTCGATTGATACTTAGTTTGTGGTGTTTGGATAGTAACGAATACTAAAGTACCTTCGATAGTGTTTTGTGTTAAGTGTGACATGTTTAGTTTCCTCTTAGTTTATGTTTAATTCATGTTTAGTGAATATGTCTAATACGTTTAATACGTTAATATAACCAATTGTTCTTGGCTATGTTGGGTATTGTATATCATCATTAATACATACTCAACAATTTTTTGTGAATAAGTCTAATATATTTTCAGATATAGCTTCAGCAACATCTCTGTCTAAACGCTTTACTTCAAGTTTTGTAAGGTCAACTTCCACAGGTTGATCTAAAACGATTTCTTTTATCCACATTAAACAAACAGATTCAGAAGTTTGTCTATAACCATTTTGTCCTTTCAAAACAGCTAACATATCACTCAGTAATTTAATATCTTCGTGTGCTTTAGCTACATCTAAAACTTCGTTATCAAGTCCATCATAGATAGAACATAAATAAGATTGTAAAGCTTTCTTGATTAAGTTTATATGCTCTTGATCAACTGTTAATTCATACATCATTTTATTTCTCCATATTTAGTTTACGAACATACATATAAGGATCATCATTGTTTGGGTGACTCTCGATGAAGTCTTCCCATCTGTTTCTAACATGACGTAACCATTGGTCTGCATCACCAAAATTCCGATCATTGTAATCATGAATGTAACCGTCAATACAGTACAATAAATCCTCTAAATCTTTCTTATGTTTCATTTAATTCTCCTTAGTGAATTTCACTATATTTATACCCGAACTGTGTATCACAACCAAAAGGTATCTCTTGGTTTATGTTTAATTCATGTTTAGTGAATAGTTAGTATATGATCAATATCATCTGATCATGAGGTGTATTGTATATCATCTAAATTCTATACGCAACACCTTTTTCAAAATAATTTAAATATTTTATCAAACAATTTATTTATTTGACATCCGTTGTAAAATGTCTTTATGACGTTCTTTAACATTGTTCCAAGCTTGTTGTAGAACTTCATTTGTGTACTGCAAGTTTTCATCATTATGCTGTGAGAACATATCCTCAACATCGACATCCCGAATCCAAACTAACCCTGTTGTCTCTGCTGTTTGTTTTGGTGCATGTTGTATACCTCCTAAATGATGTTTTAACACTAACTGCATATCTGATGCAATCTTAATATTCTCCATTGTTTTAGGAACATCAACTATTTCTGCATCTAACCCATCGTACTGAGAGCAAATATAATTACTCAAAGCTTTGATGATGATACTTAGGTGATTCTTTTCTACTGTTAATTCAAATAATGAATCGTTCATTTTATTACTCCTTAGAATAAATTATCTGTGTAAATAATTTTACAAGTGCTTGAGTTCTCATCTAAATAAGAATTTCCATAGTCATCAATGTAACAGTCCTCATAAATAATCCCAACCATGTTTTTAAAACCAGCAATATAAGCTTTCCAACACACCCTATATGTCTCATATTTAGGTGAACAATTCTCTCCGTTAAAATAAGGTGTTGTCTTGAAGTATTCTTCAAAATCATTCTTTAATTGGTTTGTAACATCATCCCAATCTTTGTCAGCATACGCAGGTTTTGTTAGACCCACACTTTGAAGAAGCAGTTTATTCTCCACACTCATTTTATTTCTCCTTAGTGAGATTCTTTAATTAAATTCATAAAATCAAAAGCTTCGTTTACAGTACAAAAATGAAAGGATAATTGAGAATTAAAATTACGGTCTCCTTCAACTCTCACACAATACATATCATAGTAACAACGATCAACAAAACATTCCCAAGTACGTTTACGACTATCTGTTACACGCTTAATAATTTCCATCTTGTTTCTCCTTTAGTGACATCCGTACCAGTTCTTGTGTACAACCCATTCGCACCCAAGAGGCACTTTTAGTTTAACTTCTTCTACAGCCATGTCAATAGCTTTAGTAATAGTTTTTGATACAGGGTTAGGTAATGCAACAACAAGTGTACCATTCTTACCCTCTACTGCGCTACCTAACTGCTCACCATCCCATGTTGATTCAAACTCTTTCAATTCATCTTCAGTTTTAAAGATTTTATATTGAATAAGTTTAGGGTTTACTGCTAATTGACATTCATCGTGATACTCGATCATACTACACATATCTATCGCTTCTTCCTTAAAAGGGTTACACTTATAACCTTGCTCCTCTAACAACTGATAGATAAATACAGTAACGTACTTGGCACAAATAACACCACCAGATTGGAATAGGGCGTTTAGTAAGGAGTGAGCTGATCGTGTCACAATCTTGCGCCCATCGACACCAACTACAAAAGACTTACCACGAGTATCCCATGATCTTTCTACAGCTTCCTTTAAGTCTTTTAGAGGTTTAACGGCTTCCCAGTAGTTTTCATACAAACTTTTAGCTTCTGCGTCACCAACACTTAGCATCGACATTAGTTTTTTATAATGACATCCGTACAGTAGCGCATATCCGATTGACTTTGCTTGATCTCGTGGAATACCTAGCTTGTTAGCGTTTAATGTATGAATATCGTTGGGTTTACTTGCTAAAAGTTGCACTGAAAGTTCCTCACCATTGAAAGGTAAGCAGTAGTGCCCTTGAATACGTGCCTCTAAAGATGAGAAATCAAACCCAAGTTGTACCATACCTTCCCCACAACCAAATAAGCTTCGCATCTCTTTACCGTAGATAGAAGATGCTCGTGCAATATTACACACTCCAATATGTCGGTAGCGGTTTGTAGAAGCTCCAATCTCAATAGCAGGAGTAGCTACACGACCATCAATCTCACGGTACATAGATAAGAATCCTGTGTTTGGTGCTTCTTCATCGAAGTCCATATCATCAATATCACCACCAGCAATACTACTCTTCCTGTGGCGGTAAGTTAAGTACAATGAAAAGTCGTTAGCAAATGCAACCTTATCTCCAAGAGCAACTAAGTTTGGACAAAGCTCTTTCTCTACCCCTACACGTACAGCAGGAGATGTCGGAATACGCACTGGTCGGTCATTAACTAATTGTTTAATTAGTTTGTCTCGGATAACTGCCTTATTTTTTCCCATGCCCAACTCACGCAGTCTGCTCTCTTTATACTTCCCTTCATCAAAGGTTTGGTTTAACCAAGTGTCCATAGCAGCAACTCGTTTCTCATAAGAAATTGATTGCTTCTTAGAGTCTTTAGTTAAATCCCTCACCTTGAACTCTGTTGGTTTCCATCCAAGATTGATTAGGTGCATTTTAACATGATCTAAGTCGTCGATAGAGGCAACTTCGTGAGTTTCTATAGGTTCTGTTAAAGGTAGTTTGTATGGGAAATCTTGGTAGAAAAAAACATCACCTTCTACTTTAGCACCATGTTTTTCAGCAAACTTTAATATTGCTGCACTCGGTGTACCGTCCTTTTTAAACTGTAACTTAGGTGGGGTGTATTCCTTTAACTTACCTTTATTCATAAGTTTAGGCGGTAATATTGGATTAACCTTGTTTGCTAAATCTAACATCTTTTGTTGTAAATCTTCAAGACAACTTACAGCCAGTTCCTTATCAAACCAAAAACCATAAGATTCTCTGCGGACAGCTACATCCGCGAGTTTGTTTTCTAATTTTTCAGGTTTAGACCACCTCTCCCATGATTGATAAACCTTTTCCAATTCAATATGAACAAGTTTAGTGACAAGAGTATCTTGTTTGCAGTAGTCCACCATGATCTGAGAATATTGTTTAAACTCTGCTCCTTTTGGTGCGTTATGTGGGATTAAACCTGCATTGATAGATTGTTGTCTAAAATCATCTTTGAAGTTGCCCAATCTTTTACCCCAAGCTTCAAGCGAATGACCACCATAACGATCAGGGTTAAACAAACGAGAACGGATTAATGTATCTGTAATCTTAACCTCTTTACCAAACAACTTATCAGGTTTTCCTAAATACCCAACTTCATAATCCAATACACCGAACAAGTCTAAAGCAATAAGGTCGAACTTAATTCCATTGTGTGCAATTACCTCTGCACATCCATCAAAAGCTTCTTTCATTTGCTCTTTAGTGATCGTATTCCCTGTTGGACTGAACAACGACACTGTTTCATCTGTATCAACATCACGAATAACAACACACCACAAACTAGCCTCGCTGTTCATCTTATAAGGTAATGATGAGAAATCTAACATATTCGCTAGTAAGTTGTTTGCTTCAATATCTACTACTAATCTTTTCACTTTTACTCCTTCTTAAATGCAAAAGAACAGATAAAGCAATAATACCTTATCTGTTCTGAGTTGTATACTGTTTTGGTTAAAATTCTCCTTTACCCGTCAGGGGTTGTTGCGCTGCTTCATCATAATGAATGATTGACCAATCATCATTGTTGATTGAGAAAGTATCTGCAACACCTAAGTCACCACCTTCACGGTTTTTAAGAACAACCCAACGTACACGCCCACGAGAACGATCAGGCATGATCTCTTGTTCTAATCCTAAAACATTCCATGCAATCTGTTCTAAGCTTCCTGAACCACGCATTGTTTCCTTAGTCACTTGAACCCAAAAAGGTTCGTCTTCCTTACCTTTAGGAGCTTGCATGTGTTGACTACCTTGTCGGTTAAGGTGTACGACTAGCATGACAGCAACATCATGTGCAGCACAGAATGCAGCAATTTCAGTCATGACAATATCAATCTCTTTACGCTCATCTGTAACTTCACTTCCGCTAATCACCATACTGAGGTGATCTAGCAGGATGTATCGACAGCCCTCAACAAAATACATGTGCTTAATCTTAGACATAAGTTCTTTGATTGGTAAAGAACCAAAGTGATCTAGCATGACAATCTGTTTCTTACGAACTAAATCATCATACACCTCTTTAATGCGTTCTTCACTTGCAACAGATAGTGGATCACGTTTGAATTTCTTATAGCTGACTTTCAACCGAGAAGCTACAAAACGCTGTAATGTCTGTGTCTTCTTCTCTTCTAAATAAATACAACCTAAACGCTCTCCTTGATCGATTGCATCTTCAGCTATCTTAGTTAGTCCCGTTGTTTTACCAACACCCGATCTAGCTGTTACAACAGTTAATTCACCTGTCCTCCAACCATACAACATCTCAGATAGTTTGGGGAAGCTGTTTATCTTAATACCTTGAGGAATTGGTGCTACAAGTTCTGAGAAATCAACATCCTCAACTTGAGCAATCTTCTCTGTAACAAGAGGTTTTCGTCCAAACTGTACTAACTTAGCAAGTTCATTTGATTGACCTGCTTGCATGTAATCCGAAGCATCTTTTTTACCATTTGTAGGTTGGACAGACCAAAGCTCAACATTTCCAATGAAAGCAGAAGCAACAGCTTCACGAGCTTCCTTACCTCGCATAATACCCTTGCTTAACTCAAGTGGTGTAGCTTGGTCATCATCAAAAAAGATTGTCATGCTGTCATAGCTGAGTACAAAATCTTTGTTGTGTAGCATACTCTCAACCGAGTTCTTTGTACCTAAAGGGATAGACACAACAAAAGGTTGATGACCTTCGTATTTTGTCCCTTTAACACTGTCACATTGAGCTTGGAACACAGATAAGCAATCCCATTGCCCTTCTGTAACTGTAAAGTTTGTATGCTTACGATTAACTTGCTCTGCTACATTCTGACCAAACAATTTGTTTCCAATAGAAACAGTACCAACTGCTGACCAGTGCCATTTCTCGTCTTTGTTCTTAGTAACATCCTGCTTTGTATAACCAATAATCTCACCTTTTTGGTTGTAAGATGGGAAATAGTACGCTGTTGGTGTTTTACCGTCTTTTTCACTAAGAGCAGCACGTACACCAAACTTCATACAAGTCTCTTTGGTGATTCCTCTTTGTAAGTTTTCAACAATTGGGTAAAGTTTAATATCTTCAACTGTTTCTTTATTTACTACGTCATTCACAACTGCTTTCTCCATACGTTTTGTTTTAAACTCGTAACTCACAACATTCTCCTAATTAGTTTTCTGCTTAAAGATAACTTCTTTAAATAACCATCATATCGTATAACTTCTAGCGTAAGATACAACAAAGAAGACCACCTGTAAAGTTATACTTTGAGAATTTGTTAATCCAAACGCTCTAAGAATTACATACCCTAAAACCAAACCTACTAGCATTTGAGTTAGTGTTTCGATATGTAATTCTAAAGATTGTTTATTCATTTATGGTTTACCTTAGTTTTCTTTTTCGTTTAATGCTTGGTTAATTCTATCATCACCTAGCTCCTGTAAAGCTTGGGCTACCCTATCAGAACCTACCTTAAAGTAATGATCATCCTTTTCTATCATAATACTATTACGATTAGTATTAATACAGGCAATAGCTGTACTCATTGAGCCTGCTGTAAAATCTAAAACTGTTTCATTTTCTTGGGTGTATGTTTTTATTAGATACTCGAGTATAGAAACAGCTTTTCCAGTTGGGTGGAATACTTTTTCTTTTTTTGTGGATATGATTGTTGTTGGGTAATTTGTTGCTTTTTGATAATATGTTTTACCCTCAACACCATTAACCCCCATGACTTCACCACCTCCTCCTTTTTTTCTGCTCTTCTTTTTTGGCTCAATCTCTTTTAAACCTTGAGGATTGTAAGTCGGTAGTTTTTTATAAAAAACACAAATATCTTCATGTTTCTTTAATGGCATTTTATTCGCATTGGCAAAACCAGTAGAATATCCTTTATCCCATACAAATTGATACCTGAAATCTTTTACATTGCTGCACACCAACAAACTTGTGAATGGTTGTTGTGAAAACAAGATAATCGCCCCATTAGGTTTGATGATACGTTTCAATTCAGCCCACATAGGCTCGAAAGGAATAACAGAATCCCACTTACAGGCTGTTGTTCCGTAAGGCGGGTCTGTTAAAATTAAATCCACACTACCATCAGGAATAGATTTCATTAATTCTAAACAATCACCTTTCATTAAATTCACGTTAACCATTTGTACTCTCCTTAAAGATTCTAAAATTATCTGTTGTTTCGATAGGAGCATCCTATACCCAATACCTCAACCTTGTCAACCAAAATCATAACACCACTAAGAACATTTCATAAATAGTTTTAAACAACTCTAAACAACCCTTACAGACGTTTTAGGTCAAAGTAAGTAAATCATACCACCATAACCTTAAAGTCGCTAGAATCGACTGTACGGCTCTTTAAACACTATGTTTGAGGGTATTTCTATGAATCTTACTAAATACTTCAATCAAACACCTCCATCAACTGTCAGCACTTTTTCTCAAAGCACTTTCTAACATATTTTTGATCACATCCCCATGACAAGGTTCGTGACCTTTCCACTTACAATAGCAAATTAAGTTCAACTCTCCGTGCTCTTTGTAGTATTTGTACAACCTGTTTAGTTCATTGCAAATATCTTTATCCTTAGTTACAACTTTACCGAACAAGTACCTCTCATAATAGTCTACAGCCTCTTGAACACTTCCAACCACATACTCAGCTTTTGTGCCTTGTTTGTGTGTGTATGGATTACCTAAAACAGAACCTCTCCCGATATAAACACCATGCTCACCTTTGAAAGTTCTCTTGTTTACTACGTTAATCATTTACATTCTCCTAATGTTTGAGAATTGAGTTTACCACCAAATCTAATGAAACACAACAAAACTAAATTCGTTTGTAAAACATCATCTTAACAAATCTTTAGCACGATCAACAAGTGCTAGGTAAACCCTTACATCAATTCTAGCCATCCACTTCTCAGCAAGTTCTAAAATATACAAAGATTTTGCAATCTTCCAAGCAGCTTCGGCATCCTCAACAGTTGTAAATGATCCAAGGTGTTTAGCTTTACCATAGTATGCGAGCGTAGCTGAAAACTTGGCTCTGTCTTTACGTTTACTAACACCTAAAGGTAGTGATAGGGTCTTATTTATAGGTTTTGGTGATACTACTGCACAATTAATTTCAGCAGGGATGAAACAACAAGTTTCTTCGGAGTAAATTTTCTCACCTTTACAAAGTACATCCTTATCTAAATGGAAAATCCCTCTGTTTTCATCTTTACATTTAAACCCTGTTTGTTTATTGCACCAACTTTTAAAGTAGCTGTAATCTTTAAAATTTTCTGAAACGCTGCAATTCGTATAGTATTCGGAGTCTTTACCTTTACCGTAACATCTGTTTATCATACCCGACCACAGTTCGTACTCATATTCATACTGCCTATTTTTCCAAGGCTTCTCTCCGTTCAAGTACCCAACACCTTGTACCGTTCCTTTGTTTTCCATATTAATACACCTTTCTTAATAAAAATTAATTTTATCAAAACCTTATAAGATTGTCCAGTTTTAAACTTTGTAATTTATTGTAACGAGGGTATTGACAAGCTAAAACAAAAGGCTTATGATTGGAATCAAGGGGAAGGGGATTAGGTTTATATATTTTAATTAAATAATATTATATATTATAATCCTAGATGGTACAAGATCAGATGATAGAGATTATATAATAAATATATATATATTAATAGTAATAATTAAGATTACATAGTTATACACTATTAGAATTACATTTAATACTAGATATTGTATATTTATATCACTTAATAGATATATGTATCTAGTATACCTATAAATTTAAATATTATTGTTTATGTGTTAAATTTCTCTTGCTTTTAATTTTGTTGTTGTGTATATTTAGCTTCATACAAACGTTAAGGAGGTTGTAATGAATAACTGTAAACAGGTTTGTTTAGAAGAATACAAATCTAAACTACAAGATCATCTGTCAGATGAATATTCTTATGCTAAACAATTTAAAGCTGTAGAGGTTCAGTTGGTGATTAAAGAATTATTTGAGAAATTTGATTTAGATGTTGAGGTGCTAGGATGAATATTGATTTTAAAGATAAACGTGGTCGTGAATGGGAAACATTTGTTGATCTATCATATTTTGATTGTATTTGTGTACGTCTTAAATCTGATAGAGATTTTAATTCACCAACATCTTTTCATTTTGACACAAGAAAACAAGCAGAACAGTTTGTTGAATTACTTAAAGTGTCGAGTTGAGGTGTTTGATGGGATTAAATATTTACTTCTTTGATGAAGAAGGGAAAGAGATAGAAGATGACTATCACTTACAAATAACACATAACTTAAACAAAGTTGTTAGTGCTTGTGGTGAGTTAGTAGGTAAGAGTTATTATGAAGCTATATGGAGACCAAACGAGTTAACAGGGTTAGAGAATGGTAAAGTCCCTGTTCTATTGGTTGTAAGTTATCTACCTAGTTTAATTGAAGATTTGATTAAATATGAATCTGTACTAACTCAGCACTTACCTGAAAATGGTTATGGTACATACCAAGGATTAATTAATTTCTTATGTAATTATTTGTATGAGTGCTATCGTCATCGAGATGCTTTTGTTTATTGTTGTCGTTAATTTGACAACCTTGTTGCATTAGGTTAACATACACATAGGGAGAGGCTATATGCTTCTCCTTTTATTTTTAACTAACAAAAGGAATAATTTTGAAATTAAGTAGTAAATTAAAGACATTGCTGAGAAGTATATCAGTATGTATTGTTATATCTCTCTCAGCTTCGATTTCAGCGACTTTAGAAGCAAAGAGCTACGATAGTACCCAAATGAATTGTCTCGCCATTGTAGGCTACCACGAAGCTAAAGGAGAGAGCGATAAAGGTATGATTGCGGTTATGCAAGTTACGATGAACAGAGTAAAGAGTGAAAAGTTTGCTAATACTATTTGTGGTGTTGTGTACTCTCCTAATCAATATT